GTGGTCAACCCGGCCACTACGGCGCTCGCCATCAAGGGGCTCTACGCCAAGTTCACGGAAGCCACCGGCAATGAGAAGCCGCTGGCGACCACCAGCGCGGACGTCACTGGTGCCAACACCGACGTCTATCGCTCGAAGACCGAGATGACGGCCGATATGCGCGACCCGAAGTACGCGACCGATCCGGCGTTCCGCCAGCAGGTCGCTGCGAAGCTGCAGCGTAGCCGCGCTGCCGGCACCCTCGGGCCGCTCGGGGTCAGCTACAGCTAATCCCTATTCCGCCTCCCATTGGGGACATCCCGGAGGCAGGCCCGCTCCCCGATAGATACGGGGATGCGCTTCGGACTACGACCAGCGCAGCGTAGTCCAGACGTTCTCGTAGTGCGCCTACGTTGAACGCCGCCCGGTGAAAGGCCGGGACTTCCCCCTACGGGCTCGCCGCCGGCCCTGACTGCGGCACTCCCCTAAGCCAGACAATCGGATCGCACCTGCTGGCCCGCTGCGGCGGACAACCGGCGATCCCACGCGACCGACCTGCGTGCCGGGCGAGGTCTCACCACCCTCAACCCCAACACAAGGTCCACCTATGGCAAACGCCACTGTGTCGCGCCATGGTCAGGTCAACCTCGCGGGTGACACCAAGGCCCTGTTCCTCGACGTCTTCGGCGGCGAGGTTCTCACCGCGTTCGAGCGCAGCCTGACGCTCCGCGACAAGCACACGATCCGCCAGATCAGCGAGGGTCGTAGTGCCCGCTTCCCGGCCACCTTCAAGGTCGGCACCCGCTACCACACTCCGGGCACGGAGATCGTGGGCCAGCAGGTCCGTCACAACGAGGTGACCATCAGCATCGACGACGTGCTGATCGCTGACACCTTCATCGCCAACATCGACGAGGCGATGAACCACTACGACGTGCGCTCGATCTACACCAACGAGATCGGCCTCGCGCTCGCCGAAGCCTACGACCGGAACGTCGCCCGCAACATCGTGCGCGCCGCGCGCGGTTCGGAGCTGTTCCCCGGTGACGGCGGCGGCGCGGTCCTGACCAACGCTGCCTTCGCCACGACCGCGAACACCCTGTTCGACGGCATCTCGCAGGCGAAGCAGGCGATGGAGGAGAAGGACGTGCCCGTCGACCGCCTGCCGGTCTACGCGGCTGTCCGCCCGGCGCTGTGGTATCTCATGGCGCGCAGCGACAAGGCGATCAACAAGGACACGGGCGAGGGCTCGCTGGCCCGCTCGGTCCTCAAGACCGTCGATGACGTTGCCATCGTCAAGAGCAACGCCTTCCCGTTCGGCACGAACGACAGCGCGAACGCCGACCTCCCGGCAGCGTACCGTGTCGACATGACGAACACTCGCGGCCTCGTCTGGACGCCGATGGCGGCTGCCACCGTGCAGCTCCTCGATGTGCAGATGGAGAGCGAGTACGACATGCGTCGTCAGGGCACCCTGATGATCGGCAAGTACCTCGTCGGCCACGGCCCGCTCCGGGCGAAGTGCGCCGTTGAGATTGCCATCGCGTAAGCCCCAAGGGGGTCACCTTCGGGTGGCCCCCGTTTTTTGCTCCCCTTCCCCGGAGACACCTCCCGAATGTCAGCAATGACCGAGCTGGACGCGGTCAACGAGATGCTGCTCGCAATCGGGCAAGCGCCCGTGAACACCCTTGAGGTTGCGGGCATCCGTGACGTGTCCGTCGCCCGGCTGCAGCTCACCAACGTCAACCGCGAGCTGCAGGTCGCCGGCCACAAGTTCAACACCCACGTTGTCACCCTGTCCCGCCGCATCGACGGCCACATCCTGATCCCGAGCGATGCCCTGCAGGTCGACCCGGTGGACCCCGCCGTGGACGCCATCATGCAGGTCGACGTCAACGACGGCGGCGCGCGCAAGCTGTTCGACGTCCGCAACGAGACCTACGTGTGGGAGAAGCCCGTGCAGGTCGAGGTCATCCGCCTGCTCTCGTTCGAGGCGCTCCCGCAGTACGCCCGCAATTACATCACGGCGGTTGCCGCCCGGCGCTTCCAAGCGTCGGTCGTCGGCTCCGATCAGCTCGACCGCCAGCTAGAGAAGCGCGAGGCCGCTGCCTATGCCGCGTTACGCAAGGCGGAGCTGCTCGCGCAGGACAACAACATCATCCGCGACGCTGCGATCCGCCACGGCCGCAGCCTCACGTACAACCGCTACCGGAATAGCCGCTACGCCTGATGCTCGTCCGCAAGCCCATTCCGGGGCTGTACGATGGCGTCTCCCAGCAGAGCCCTACCCTGCGATCCCCGCTGCAATGCGAGGAGCAGGTCAACGCATGGGCCACGCTCGCGGACGGGCTGGGCAAGCGCCCGCCGACCGAGCATGTCGCGCTCGTCCGCCCCGACGCCTTCGGCCCCGCCACCATCCACCACATCAACCGCGACGCCGCCGAGCGGTACATCGTCGTGGTCACGGATGGCGACCTCCGGGTCTACAACCACGCGACCGGCGCGCCCGTCACGGTCAACTTCCCTGTCGGCAAAGCCTACCTCGACTGCACGAACGCGGCCGAGGAATTCGCCCTGATGACGGTCGCCGACTACACCTTCGTCGTGAACCGCCGCGTCGCCTGCGCCATGCTGCCGGCGAACGCCACGGTCGACGACACCACCTACCGCTGGCTCAACCGCGATGCAGCCGGCAACGTGCAGCAGTACGAGGGGGTCTACGCCCCCATCGGCGGCGCGGTCTTCATGGGCGAGAAGCAGCGGTTCGAGGACTTGCCCGACACCGCCTCGGACGGCCACGTCTACAAGATCAGCGGTTCGTCCGAAAACAAGTTCTCCACCTACTACGTCATCCGTAAGGGTGGCGTGTGGGAGGAACACCGCGACCCGACCCTGACGGTCAACGAGATCGACGCCCGCACCATGCCCCACGCGCTCGTGCGCGAGGGCGACGGCACCTTCACCTTCGCCCCCTTCTCATGGGCGCAGCGCCGGGTGGGCGACGCCAAGACCAACCCCGAGCCGACCTTCATCGGCCGCACGATCAACGACGTGCTGTTCGTCCAGAACCGGCTGGGCTTCCTCGTGGACGAGAACGTGGTGCTGTCCGCCACCGCCGACTTCGGCAACTTCTGGCGGAACACCGTCACCACCGTTGTCGCCTCCGACCCGGTCGACGTCGCCGTCACCGGCAACGAGGTCTCGATCCTACGCTTCGCGCTCCCCTTCGCGGACAGCGTCATGCTTTTCGCCGAGCAGTCGCAGCACAAGCTGACGTGGGGTGACCTCGGCCTGACGCCTGACAGCGTCGCCATCACCCCGGTCACCAGCTACAAGATGAACGTCCGCGCCCGGCCCGTGAAGCTCGGCCGCGACGTCTACTTCTGCGCCGACAGCTCGGCCTACACGCGGGTCTACGAATATTACAACCGGCAGGCCGACGAGGGCTCCTCGACCGAGGCCGCCGACGTCACCGCGCACGTCCCCCGGTACATCCCCAAGGGTGCCCGCAAGGTGACCGCCGACCCGACCAACGAGGCGGTCTTCGTCCTGACGGACACCGCGCCCCGCCGCGTCTACGTCTACAAGTTCGCGTGGGGCTCGCCGACCGAGAAGGTCCAGTCCGCGTGGGGCTATTGGGAGTTCGACGCCAACGCCACGATCCTGCCGGTCGAGGTACTGGACGAATACCTATACCTCCTCGTGCAGCGCCCCGATGGGGTCTACCTTGAGCGTCTCTCGCTGCAGTCCGGCGCGCGGCCAACGCAGGCGGACCATCAGGTCTACCTCGACCGGCGCTGCGTCGTGACCGGCACCTACCGGCCGCTGACAGACGACACCCTATTCGAGCTCCCCTACGCCCCCGTGCAGGCGCCGCTCCGCATCGTGCGGGGCAACGCCGCCCCGGCCGGCGTGAGGGAGGCGCTACTCGACCCCTCACAGTACGCATGGGAGAACGCCGCAGCGGTGAAGGTGCCCGGCAACCATGCCGGCTTCCCCTGCCTGATCGGCGAGCGGTACGTGTTCCGCTACGTGTTCTCGACGCCGTTCCTCGCGGACGGCCAAGGGAACATCCTGTCGGGCTACACGGTGCTGCGGGGCCTAACGGTCTACTACACCGACACCGCCTACTTCGCCACCGAGGTCGCCCCCTACGGGACCAGCCCGCAGGTCGAGGCCGTGGTGCCCGCCAAGCTCGCCGAGTTCACCGGCAAGACGCTGGGCGCGCAGTCCCTCGTGGTGGGCTCCCCTGCCTACCACACCGGGGACTACGCCTTCCAAGTCTACGGCAGGGCCGAGGCCGCCCGCGTGGCCCTCACCAACGACGCCCACGTCGCGTCGACCTTCCAGTCGGCCGAGTGGGAGGTGACCTACCACAACCGAGCAAGATGACGACCCTCCACACCGCAACGGTATCGGACGCCGAGAAGATCGGCGGGATGCTGCGCGAGATCGACCGGCACGAGTGCCGCCTCTCGGGGATGCCCGAGGAGACCGCTCCGCTGCTGTCACTCTCGGCGAGCGCCTGCGCGTGGACAGCCAAGGACGGGGGCGCGCCGATCTGCATGTTCGGCGTCGTCCCTGTCGAGCCAGGTCTAGGCTCGCTGTGGCTGCTGGCGACTCCCGACTTCGACGAACACAGCCGCGACCTGCTGCGCCTCGCACCCTCGCAGGTCGCCCTCATGCACTCCCTGTTTCCGACCCTCGTGGTGCAGCTCGCGCCCGAGAACGACAAGTCGATCCGGTTCCTCCGCTGGCTGGGCTTCCGCAAGCCCGCCGAGCCCGTCGTCGAGGTGCCGGCCCCTCTAATCCAGATGGTGAAGACCGCCGATGTGTAACCCCATCGTCCCTGCCGTGCTGCTGGCCGGCGCGACCGCCGCGCAGGTGGTCGGGCAGATGAAGGTCGCCAAGGCGCAGGCCAAGGCGATCAACGAGCAGTCGGCAGTCCGAGCCGAGGAGATACAGGACGCGGCGACCGCCGAGCTGGTCGACCGCCAGATCGAGACCTTCCAGCGGATCGGACAGGCCCGCGTCGTCGGCGCGAGCCGTGGGCTCAACGACGCCTCGCGCGTCCTTGAGCAGACCACGCAGGCCATCCTGTTCGACAACGACTTCGACGCCGCCCGCATCGAGAAGAACGCCGAGACGCAGCAGCGCGCCCGCCTCGCCGAGACCAAGTCGGCGCTCGCCGGGGCCTCGCGTCCGTCGCTGCTCGGTGCCGGCCTGCAGATCATCGCGGCGGGTGCCCAAGGCTACGCTGCCGGCGGAGGCTTCGCTAAGGCCCCGGCCGGAGGTGCTTCCTAATGGCGCGCCCCGTGGTTGAAGCCAGGAACCGCGCCCCGCGTGGCTCCCTGTCGGCCCGCACCCGCGAGGCCCCCGCGCTGGACATCGCCGCGCCGATCGACGTGCGCGTCGCCGAGGACAACGCCTTCACCGAGCTGGCCCGTGCTATCGGGCTGGTCGGCGAGATCAGCGCGGACGTGAGCCGCCGGTCGGTTGCAATGCAGCTTGAGCAGCAGGCGGCCGACGACGAGGCTGCCGTTGCCCGCGACGCCGCCTTCGGGCTGGTCGATCAGGAGCGCCGGAAGAAGTCCCGCGCCTACGCGCAGGCGGCCGACCGCATCACGACCATCAGCGCCGGCACCAAGGCCGGGTTCGACATCGAGCAGCAGTTCGAGGCGTGGCGTCGGGAGAACCCTGAGGCCGACGAGAAGGCCGCTGCGTCGAAGCTCGACGAGCTGATCGGCGGTTTCCTGCGCCCTGACGGCGAGACCCCGAACCCGCTGCTCGCGGACGGCCGCGCGGCCTCCGTGGTGATCGGCAACTTGCAGGAGCTGAGGCTCCGCATCCTCGACAAGGACACCGACGACCTCCTCAAGGCGAAGGTCGAGCGCGGCACCCTCGCCGCCACGGATCAGCTCGTCGGGGTCGTCCTGCAGAACAAGGGCGCGAAGCCCGGCGACTATCTCGCGCTCCACGCCCAACTCAAGGCGCTGGGCCTGTCAGGCTCGGAGATCAATCGCATCGTCGCCGAGACCGCCAAGTCGGCGGCCGAACAGCTCGGCTCCTCGCAGCCGATCAGCGCGCTGCCCGACAAGTGGGCGGACGGCACCCCGAGCGTGAAGTTCACCGCCGAGTTCGGCGACGACCTCAAGGCGACCGGCGAGAAGCTGGACGCCGACGCCGAGCAGAAGCGTATCGAGCAGCTCTCCGACGCCCGCATCGCGTGGGTCAGCCGGATGCGCTCTCGCGCCGATACCGGCGTGGGCCTGTCGCAGAAGGACATCGACTACGCGCAGTCCATCGGCGTCGCCGAGGGCACCATCATCGGTATCAACGACAGCGCCGCCAACGCCCGCACCCGCATCGCCGAGAAGCGCGAGCGGGAGCTTGAGAAGGCCCGCGAGCGGGCGGCCATCCGCTTCAACGCGCTGGCCGGCAACCAGTGGATGAACAGCCCACAGGAGAACGGCAAGGTTCTCGACGAGGTGTTCAGCCAGCTCAAGACCGTGGGCGAGCGTCATCGGTTCGTGATCCAGCAGGCACAGCGCGGGATGCTTCCCCCGAGCTACCGCCGCTTCCTGTCCGCGCCGCCGACCGACACGGCCAACTTCAACGTCTGGCTCAAGAACGTGAAGCAGCTCCGCAGCGTGAACCCTTCGCTGTACGCCTCGCTGCCCGACATCGCCCGCGCCCGCGCGGAGGCGTTCGAGAGCCTGATGAAGACCGGCTCGTTCACCCCCGAGCAGGCGCTCGGCCGGGTGTCCACCGTGGACCGCCAAAAGGGCCGCGACATGAAGCGCGTCCTCGGCAAGAAGGCTGTCGACAACATCCTCGACCCGCCGGGCCTCGGAGACTTCCGTGGCTCGCTGCTGGCCCGCCGCAAGGCCGAGCAGGTCTACGAGGCGTTCGCGTCGCTCCCCGACGTGGACGACGACGAGGCCGTCGAGATGGCGCGCGGCAGCTTCTGGACCAACCACTTCGTCGCCGATGGCCGGGTCTACAACCGCTCGGTGATCCCGCACGAGGACGCCCTTGGCTGGATCAAGGCGAAGGTAGCCGGCGAGATGAAGGTCGATGCCGACGACATCGTCGTCGCCCAAGACCCCAACCGTCCGGTCCTGTGGATCAGGCGCAACGGGTCGGCCGCGCAGACTGCGGTCAGCGCCGACCAGTTCCGTGAGTGGTGGTACGCGGACGACAACCGCGAGCGCCGTGAGCAGGCGGAGCAGAACCGCCGCCGCTCGGCCGTCATCACCTACGGCCAGTCCCGCCAGCGCGCGGGTATCCAGCCCAAGCTGTAACGCCAACCCCAAGGAGCATCATGGAGCAACCCCTACTCGAACGCGCCCGCGTTCGCCCCGGCGACGTGCTGCCCGACATCGAGCCCGTCCGCATACCGGACAAGCCCACGGGCGAGAGCCCGAGCTGGCTCAAGGCCCTCGGCGCGGCTCTCCGCTCGGAGACCTCCTTGGGGGTTGGTATCAGCCGGATGCGCGAGGGCGCAGCCGCCCGGCGTGGCGGCGGTGACCCCCGCCCCGGCGAAACGCTCGACCAGTTCCTCACCCGCGTCGAAGCCTTCGACGTGGACAAGGCCATCAAGGATCGCGGCCTTGAGGACCGGATCGAGGCCATCCCCCACGAGTTCCGCGAGCGCCTCTACGAGGCCCGCAACCCCGAACACCTAGAAGCGATCCTGACCTCCGTGGAGCGGCGCGTCGCCGACACGGAGACCCTGACCGAGGTGGGGCTCACCAAGAGCCTCACGGCGCAGATCGCCGCCGGTCTAGTGGATCCCCTTGATTGGGCCGTGACCGCCGCGACCGGCGGCCTCGGCAAGGCAGCCTCGGTGGGCTCGCGCCTCGCGCGGGCTGGCCGGGCCGGCGCTTCCGCCGCCGCTGCCAACATGGCCGTCGAGTCCGTCATCGCCACGGACGACGCGACCCGCGACGCCAGCGACATCGTCGCGGCTGGCGTGGTGGGCCTGACCCTCGGTGCCTCCCTCGGTGCCCTCGGCAAGGCTGACCACGAGCGGATCGTGAAGGCGGCCGACAAGGTCTACCGCGACGAGGTCATCGCCGAGCCGACGATGCCCCGCCCCGAGGGCGCAGAGTTCCGGCGCGACCGGATGCTCGAACGCCCGTCCACGCTGGGCGACTCCACCGTCATCGACGCGGAAGCGGTCGAGGTGACGCCGACGCCGTTCCGCCTCACGCCGCCGGGCGTCGACAACATCGAGGTCGACAACGCTCCCTCGGCGAAGCCCGAGAGTGCCGGCGCTGCGGCGACCCCGCTGGACGACCCCGAGTGGTTCGGGACCAAGCTGGCGCTGCCCACCACGTTCGCCCGGTCGCTCCTGTCCGACAAGGCGCACCCCAAGGTGCGCGCCCTTGCGGGACGTCTCATGGACGCCCTGCCCCGCGCCGACGACGACGTGCGCGACATCAGCGCCGAGCGCGAGGCGACCAGCCTCTACACGCGCTTCGTCGGCCGCTACTACCTCGCCACCGATGCCGAGTTCATGGCATGGGCCAAGGCCAACGGCTACGGCTTCATGCGCCGGCACCTCGGCAGCGAGGCGCAGCAGCGGTTCAACGTCGAGGTCGGCCGTGCCATCCGGGGCGCGCAGAACGTCTCGGCCGAAGCGAAGGCCGCCGCGAAGAAGGTGGCCGCCCTGTTCGACGACCTGCGCCAGCGCGCCAAGGCGGCGCGGGTCGAGGGCTTCGACGAGATCGGCCCCAACGCGAACTACCTGCCGCGCGTCCTCAACTACCAGCGGTTCCACGAGCTGTGGCAGCAGATCGGCAAGAAGGGCATGACCGAGCTGGTGGCCGGCGCGATCCGCGCGAAGGGCACCGACGCGGCGCTCGCCGGGCGCGTCGCCAAGGCATACGTCGAGGGCGCGAAGCGCCGGATGCTCGACACGGACCTCGGGTTCCTACAGGGCCTCTCGGAGGACAGCGTTGAGCGGCTCCGCTACTACCTGCCCGGCGACGACCCTTCGCTGGTCGACGACGTCATCGCCTACCTCAAGCAGTTCCGCAAAGAGGCGAACCCCGACGCGGGCCGCGTCTCGAACGCGAAGTTCCGCATCGACCTCGACGAGAACTACGCGGCCAACATCAACGGCCGCTACGTGCGCTTCGCCGACATCCCGCAGGAGGACGCGGGCGCGCTGCTCGACCGCTACGCCAAGACCATGTCCGGGTGGATCGGCCTCGCCAACCACGCGGGCCTACGCTCGGAGGCGGACTACCAGCGCTTCAAGCAGGACATCGCGGGCGACAACGAGAGCTTCACGGACTTCCGCGACCTCGACAGCGTGGTCGACCTGATCCTCGGGCGCTCGCTCGACGCGGACCCGACCAGCGCGATCAACCGCTCGGCCTCGCTGCTCCGCAAGATCAACTTCGCCCGCACGATGGGTCAGGCCGGTCTCGCCTCGCTGGCCGAGGTCGGCAACGTCATCGCCTACGCCGGCATGAAGAACATGATGATGCACGTCCCCGGCCTGCGCGAGCTGTGGCGCGGGATGCGCGCCGGTAAACTCGACAAGGAGCTGGCCGACGAGCTGGCGTGGATCACGGGCGTCGGCACCCGCATGGTCGCGGGACGCGGCAAGGCCGGCATCGACGACCTCGGGCTGCAGATCGAACACGCCCTGTTCGACAAGGCCGACCGCATCATCGACCCCATCGCGCGCAGCGTGAGCTACGCGGGTCTCCTCGGCCCGGTGAACAACGCGCTGCAGGTGCTGGCCGCCAAGAGCTTCACGCAGAAGATGGCGAGCTGGGCCAAGGGCGCGAAGATCGACAACGCCTCCCGCCTGCGGATGCGCGACGCCGGCCTGTCCGACGTGCAGCTCGACCGGGTCATGGACGAGTTCCGCAAGCACTCGGTCTACGACGGCTCGGGCGCGCTGGTCCGCATCAACTGGCAGAAGTGGGATCGAGACCTGCTTGACGAGTTCAGCTTCGCGCTGGACCGCCTGACCTACCGGGCCGTGCAGGAGAACGACATCGGCTCGTCCGCCCCGTGGATGCACAAGTGGTGGGGCAAGACCCTGATGCAGTTCCGGGGGTTCATCTCGAACGCCTACACCAAGCAGACGCTCTACGCGCTCCGCTACCGGGACGCGCAGGCGTTCGCCGCGTTCGCCACCACCATGTTCGTCGGCACCCTCGCCTACATGGCGCGGACCTACGCGAACTACGCGCACGACGACGAGCGCCGCGACGAGCTGCTCTCGCTCCCCAAGGTGGCAACCGCTGCGTTCAACAACACGGGCTACACGTCGATCCTACCGATGGCGGCCGACACCGTCGTCGCCGACGTGCTGCAGTTCGACCCCGTGTTCTCGCACGGGCGCACCTCGGGACTGGCCGGCGGCTTCGTGCTCGGCAACCCCTCGGTGGAGCTGATCGACAACACGCTCGACACGGCCGCCCTGCCGGCGCGCCTTGCGCGGGACGACTACGAGTTCTCGCAGGAGGACTTCACGCGGGCCGCGCGCCTGCTGCCGTACAACAACATGCTGGGCATCCGTAACGTCATCGCCGTGATGAACGAGGAGCTGCCCGAGCGTAGCTTGGAGGACGATTACTGGAAGTAAATGGCCCGCTCGGTCGTGACTTACGTCGCGGACGGGTCCACCGACGAGTTCGACGTCACCTTCCCCTACATCAGCCGCAACCACGTCTCGATTAAGGTCAACAACACCGATCAGGTGTTGCCCCCTCGGTGGGTGAGCGATAGCCGCATCAAGCTGTCGTTCCTCCCGCCGAACGGGAGCGTGGTCGAGATCAGGCGGCGGACCCCTCTGGATACCCGCCTCGTGGACTTCCAGAACGGCTCGGTCCTCACGGAGGAGGAGCTGGACAAGGCCATCAATCAGGTCTTCTACGTCCAGCAGGAACTCACGGACCTCTACGACGCGGGGCTCGGCAAGGCCCTGATTAAGGTCGCCCAAAACGGCGGCATCACCACCTTCGATCCCGAGACCCTGCTCGACGAGCTGATACAGGAAATCCTCTCTCGCAACGTCGTCCTCGACCTGCGCCAGCGGATCGCGGACATCAACCTCAACGCCGAGACGATCCTCAAGCAGGCCAACCGGATCGACGCGCTGCAGGGAGTCGTCGACCAGCTCACGGGCGGGGTCGAGGAGACGGAAGGGCTCGCCACCTTCCTGATCCAAGAGCGCGACCAGCGCATCGCTGGCGACACCGCGATCCTGTCGACGCTGTCCCTGATGGGGGCGAAGTCGGCGGACGGGACGGCGTGGATACTCGACACCAGCAAGGTCAAGCTGTCGCCCACCGAGAGCTTCGTCAACCGGCTCGAAGCCATCACCGCCCGGCAGGACGCGACCGACGCGCAGCTCGTCAGCGAGAAGACGGCGCTCGCCACCGACATCGCCGCGCAGGCCAGCCGGGTCGACACCCTCTATACCCGCATGGGGGCCGCCGAGAGCGGCCTCGTGCAGGAGTCGTCGACCCGCGCCTCCGCGATACAGGCCGAGGCCACCAAGCGCGAAGCCCTCGCGGCCCGCGTCACGACCAACGAGGCGGCCATCCAGCAGGAGGCCAATACCCGCGCCTCGGCTGACCAGTCGCTCGCGTCGACCCTTGCGATCCTCGGCGCGAAGACGGCCAACGGCACGGCCTTCGCCCTCGACGAGACCAAGGTGCTTGTCGGCGGCGGGATCGCGCTAGGCACCCGCCTCACCGGCATCGACACCAAGATCAACAACAACACCGCCGCCATCGCGGCCGAGAGCAAGGCCCGCGCCGATGCGATTGCCGCCGAGGCGTCGCTGCGACAGGGCCTGCAGGCGCAGGTCGATCAGGCCAAGGCCGACATCGTCACGGAAGCGCAGACCCGCGCGACCGCCATCGGTGCGCTCTCGCAGACCATCTCGCTGCTGGGCGCGCAGAACGCCAGCGCCACCGCGTTCGTCCTCGACATGAACAAGGTGCTGGTCGCTCCGGGGCAGAGCCTCGGGCAGCGGTTCGAGGCCATCACCGCGTCCGTCTCGGCGGCCGACGCCCGGATCACCACGACGAACAACACCATCGCGGCCAACTATGGGGCGCTCTCCCAGCGGATCGACAACGTCGTCGCGTCGCTCTCCGGCGTGAACAACGACCTGCTCGCGCGCATCTCGAACGAGACCAACGCGCGCGTCATGCTGGGCAACAGCCTCGCGTCGCAGCTCTCGACCGTGCAGACGTCCGTCAACGGCGTCAGCTCGTCGGTCTCGGTGCTGCAGCAATCGGTCAACGGCATGGCCTCGCGCTTCGCCGTGCGGATCGACAGCGGGCTCAACGCCGTGGCCGGCATCGAGCTGGTCGGCGGCGGCAGCGTCCTGTCGACCTTCCGCGTGGTCGCCAACCTGTTCGAGCTGGTGACGCCGGGCACGACCTTCCGGCCCTTCTACGTCGAGAACGGCGTGACCTACATCGAGAACGCCGTGATCCGTAATGGCGCGGTCACCGACATCGGCACCTACTTCGGCAACCTCAACGGCCGCCGGATCACCGGCAGCTACTGGACTTGGTACGACCTCACCGACCAGTGGGGCTCGGCCGTGTCCGCGACGGTCAACGCCGGGGGGGCTTCGGGCGCGCGGGCCGTGATCGACTTCACTTGGGTCGCCAGCCGCGACGGCGGCGACGACGACAACCTTGGCCTCCGCATCGTGCGGAGCGACGGGGTGGTCCTGTCGCAGCAGCTCGACAACGTGCAGATCGGCAGCGGCAAGCGCACCTACTCCGCCAAGTTCTACGACCCGTCCGTCCCGACCAGCTACCCGGTCTCCTACCGGGTCCAGTTCCAAAGCCAAGGGGACGGCTTCTCCTACTGGTACAACGTCGCCCTCGTGGCGACCCTTCACAAGAAGTGAGGACTCCACATGGACATCATGCAGAAGCTCGCCAACGAGGAACTCGCCCTGCTCGCGCAGAAGGCGCGGATCGACGAGCAGCTCGTCGCGGTGCGGAACGCCATGCAGGGCATCCGCATGGCCGTCGAGATGGCGAAGCAGGAACAGTCGGAGACCGCCCCTGCGGCCGACAGCGAGGCACCCAAGGCTGACTAATGCCTACCGGGATCAGCAACGCTGAACTGGCGCAGGCCGTCCAGCAACTGATCGAAGCGAGCGAAGCACGAGAGCAAGACCTTGCGAACTGGCAGGAGGGGTCGCCCACGGGCGGCCCCTACGGCGACGGCCGCTACCCGCTCCGCAACTATCGGGGCGAGGTCGGCTACTTCAAGTCGCCGCAGCGCCTGCAGTACGAGGTCGACGCGGTGGTCGGCTCGGCATCGGCTCACGCCGACCGATCCGAGGCGGCGAAGAACGCCGCCGTCGCTGCTCAATCCGCTGCACAGACGGCCGCCTCCAACGCGCAGTCCAGCGCCGCGAGCAGCGCCACCTCGGCGACGCAGGCCGAGGGCTTCCGCAATCAGGCCGCTTCGTCCGAGGCCAACGCCCTCGCGCACAAGACCGCAGCAGCCGCCAGCGCCACCGCAGCAGCCGCCTCCGAGACTGCTGCCGCGCAGGCGAAGCTCGATGCCGAGACCGCGCGCAACGCCGCGCAGGCCGCCGAGACCTACGCCGAGGCCCATGCTGCGAACGCCGCTGCGTCGGCCGCCGCTGCCGCCGCCTTCAACCCCTCGAACTACTACGTCAGGTCCGAGGTCGACACGCTGCTGGGCGGCAAGGCGGACAGCGGCCACACGCACGACGACCGCTACTACACCAAGGCCCAGCTCGACACGACCGGCGTCCTCGACGTCCGGTACTACCGCAAGGCCGAGGTCGACACGGCGCTCGCCGGCAAGTCCAACGTGGGGCACACGCACGGCATCGGCGACGTCACCAACCTGCAGACCGCGCTCGACGCCCGCCTCCGGATCGACACCAACGCGCAGGGCCTGACGGCCGCGCAGCAGTCGAACGCCCGGACGAACCTCGGGCTGGGCTCGGCGGCTACCGCGAGCAGCTCCGCGTTCGCGGCTGCCAGCCACACCCATGTCATCGCCGACGTGAGCGGGCTGCAGGCTGCGCTCGACGCGAAGCTCGCCGTGTCGGCCTTCACTTGGGCCGACCTGCCGGGCAAGCCCTCGGCGTTCACCCCGGCGGCACACACCCACGCCATCGCCGACGTGTCGGGCCTGCAGGCGGCCCTCGACGGCAAGGCCAGCGCGAGCCACGGCCACGCCATCAGCGAGATCACCGGGCTGCAGAGCGCGCTCGACGCGAAGCTGAACCTGACGGGCGGCACCCTCACGGGTGCCCTAGGTCACCGACTCATAAATCGCATCCAGATTTTTGAGGCGGCGAGTTTGACGAGGGCGAGGTAGTTGTCTGCGTGTTTTTCGAAGCGGGTGGCGATGGCGCGGAAGTGTTTGATCTTGTT